TTCGGGGTCTGGTTTGCGTTCTGTGCCATATATATGTATATCAGAGAAATAATTGTATGTTCATATGGATTAAATAATACCCCATAATTTTTTAGGTTTAACATCCTCACGTTTTTCTATATCAATTGTTTTCTTAGAATTATCACACGATGTAGATTCCATTGTATATTTCAAGCATTTTTCATCATGTTTGTATATATCTTCTTCTGAAATAACCGGACCATTAAAAACAATACAATTTTTATCTGTACATACTTTTCGGAATAGTGTTGCTAAACCAAATCCTAAAATAATGGATAATGCGACTTTTCCCATTTTACTATTTAACAATCGTTGAACATACATTTTATATACTATACACTATATAGTATATTGCTAAAAAACTATTACCAATCATTTAATTTTTTGCATTTTATAAAATCATCCAATTGCGCTGAGGTATAAAATGTATATGTAAACCACTCTCTAAAACTTTGTATGGGAGCTTCATTTGGTAATAAATTACGTATATTATGATTTTTTGTAGAAAAGAAGGCGGCTTCGTCCGCAAAATCAAGTTGCGTGTATAATGCTCCCAGAAAACTATATGCAAGTTTTTGTATATTATTTCCATTTGGTAATATAACCATTTCAATATACCCCACCGTTCTCACAACAAACATTATATAGACCTTTATATTTTCTGTATATTCAACAAATCCAAACGTAGGTGTTATATAAGTAAAGTTTGGTGTAATATAACTGTCTTCTATTTTGAAACGAATACTGAACGAATGATTTGCGGTTTCAATGGATGTATATTTAGTATCGATAGTAACGCCATGTATACTTTGTGTATGATTTGTATCTAGTAAATGTTCGGCATAATCGAGTAAATGTCCCCCGATTGCCCTTTTCAAAAAAGGAAAAGAGAACATGTATTTCTCGGGTTCTGTATATTTTTTCATCAAATCGGCCATAGATTTGAACGGTATTCCATTATGTAAAACACCTATCCATATAAATATTACATTGTTGCATTCTTCTATAAACATCTTTTCGTCATCTGGGTTATCCTTTGGTTTATTACATTTATTATGAAATGGACATATAACACAATCGTTTTCAACGCGACCATATATCAAATCTACACCCATATGAGAACATTTATCAGGTATTGCATATGCTATACCATTACTTCCTCTGTATAATATGAAGTCTTTACCGGCTATTTTTTCCTTACGTAGCGTATTTTTTTGTAGGTCTGTGCTCAAACAAATCGGATACCAGGTATTTGGGAAAGGCGGTAAAGGAAAATCATATTGCGACAATACGGGTATTTTGTATAGTTTTGGATAGAGTATTTTATTGAATATGCGTAATAGGGATTGTATGTTATTTTTTAATGCATATATGAGAACGCCAAATCGTGAAATGAGCGTAGGTGTTCGTGGATTCTCCGGAGAAACGACGAAGGAGTTTCGCAGGATGAATAAACTTGCACTACTAACCGCAAATATTATAAAATAAATCATTGTATGTCTTATTTTATAATTTTTGTTTAAATATTTTTGTGTAAATATTTGTTTCATTATTATCAGTCCATACATACCGTGTGTATGTTGCGAGAACACCCCCGTAATGCAGATATACGAAATTATGCTTGAACCGGTATTTTCGCAATTTTACTGGGATTTTTAGGACAAGGGACTTCATTTTCTTTATAGGAAAAACAGTTTCCAGCCTTGTCTTTATATTGTAATATATCTACATTTTCGGGAGTCGGATATACGTATATTTTTCTCAAATCAGGCATAGTGTAATACATAATTAACAACCCTACAACTAAACTAACTAAAAATATAGGAACGTCTATGTATTTTGAAATCATTGTTATATATTACTATATCATTTTTACCTACTCTATTTTTTTTTCTTTTTGTTTGTATTCTTGTTGGCAGTTTTATTTACAGTTTTGGCATTATCATTGGCAATAATATCATTTGTCAATCCTAGGTCCTGTATTATTTTATCTAAATCTTGTTTAGGCGCAGAAGACTTTTCTTGTGCTTCTTGTCCTTCCATACGAAATACGAAATTATTTGGATTTTCCGTTGCTTGCAATTTCGCCTCTTTCATTTTTTCCAATTTTGCAGTCATTCTTTCCTTTGCACTATTTTTATTAAGCATGCGATTCATTGCGTTCATGTCTAATTTCGTATTTTTGCCTAAACCGCCCATATTTTTAGCGAGATTTTTAAACACTTCTCCAAAATTATCGGCTCCGCCCATTCCCTTCATTTTTCCCATCCATTCACCAGCTTCTTTCATCAATTCATCTTGTGATATATCACCACTTTTCATTTTGTCATTTAATTTGGAACTCACTTTTTTCATCAGTTCCATGAGTTTCTTTGGGTTACGGATCATTTTCTTCAAAAAATCTTGTGTGCTTGTTATATTTTCCCCATCTTCGCCTAAAAGACTCCCTAAATCTTTAGCAATTTCTTCGGCCATTTCTTTTGCTAAAGAACCAATTTTTCCGTCAAATAGACCTTTTAAATGTTCATGTAAATCTTCCGCCGTTCCTGACATATTTTCAAAATTGAATGATTTAGCAAAATTGTCAAAACCATCGGATGATCCTGATTGCGCATTTCCATTCTCATCTAATGGAACTCCTTCTGGTGCATCCTCATCATCGTCAGTGTCAATTCCGGATGATTTGAAAAATGAACTCAAACTATCAATCGTTTCTTTCAATTTACCTTGTAAATCTTCTTCAGAAACCCCGTCAAACAAGTTCATGGCATCACCGAAATTGGTTTTGTCTTTTACTGCACTTATAGCCGATAATAGCAATACCTGCAAATACTTCCATATGGATTGCCTGGTTTTTTCACTAACATTATCGCAATTGTATAATGTCTTGAAATCAACCCCCGGTAAAAAACAAGTGTTCGTATTGCTATCCGGTTTAAAGATATCGTCATTTTGATATAAAATATCGAAGAATCTTTCGGGTAAAATAGAAATACAATATTCGAATACATATCTAATTTCTTGCTGAGGTATTTCTAAAGTAGTCCATTTTTCCCATAACTGTTTATATTCTGGAAAAGTAATTGATAAATCTCTTGTGAAATCCATTAAAATATTTCCAAAGTCCGCTGGAACCTCCAGTAGTTCAGGCGCAGGAGCACTAGCTGCTGGTTTAGTTGGTTTCGGATTTTTTTTCGATTTTGATGGCATAGTGAGTATATATTATTTAGTTATGTATATTTTTATATTGTATTACGCATAAATATTATAGATTGTATTTTGAATATATTTTGAATATATTTTTTGATTTAGGTGTTCGAGGATAATATAGAAAATTGAAATACATTTTTTATTTTTACAGTATGACAATCGTTCATAGTATTACTATTACCCAAGCAAAAGAACTCTCTCTTTAAAACAAACCTCTATCAAAACAATGTCGTCAACTATTAATAAAGTATTTATTCCACGCATTCTCGGTAATATAACCGCATCAACGGTTGCCGATGTATTCGCTGCGAAACAATTAGGTAAGATTAAAAATATTGATATGCGTCATCGCAAAAACGAGCACAATGAGCTATATAGCTTTGCATTCATAGAGATTGCCCTTTACGATACGGAAGAAGCGATTGCTCTATGCGAAGATATAATAGATAATGGCTCGTCTAAAGTATTTTATGACCGAACAAACTATTGGGAAGTCAAATCGTTTATTCCAAGGAATAATCGTCCAGCTAAACCCTCCTCTAAAGTTGTAGAAAAAGCAGAAACAGAAGCGATTCGCCACGCTGTTGCTCCAAGATTCGCCAGAAATGATTCATTATCGCCGGATAATGATGAAAACGCAGATTTGGAAGAAGGTGAAATACGCGATATTTGCGAAGAACTGCGCACTCCGCCAAAAAATAAAGACCAAGTTTTGGAAAAAATGACAATGCATTCTGAGCTATTGCATGCATACAATTTTCGCGAAATGGAGAATGCTTATTGCAGCAACTGCGGGTGCAAAAGTAATCCAGAGTATATGAGAACTGTATTTTGGAAAAAATACTCGTTTTGCAGCGGCTGGTGCCAATACGACATGGAAAGTAATCTTCGCAATAATTGGTTAAAATCGCAAAGTCATGCTGCACAATTCATATGTCCTGCATCCGCTGCCAAACAAGACTCGCTAGAATTGTCAGCGCCAGCGATTCGTTTGGAAATGGATGACCAATTTATTGCAGAATCATCCTCCAAGTTTATTGCGATGTTTCAGCGTATTCAAGAAGAAGCCGACCAAGAAATGCAATACATTCGCAATGTTTGCGAAGAACTTATGAAACGACCTACCGCTTTCACTGCAGAAGACCGAACGGAATTGGAGAAAGACTACGAAAACCTCGAAAAAGAAATGATGAATGCACACCCTCTTTTATAATTGTAATGAATATGTGTTTATAGTATATTATTATTTGAAAAATATATTTATATGTTGGTATAACATTTATTAATTATAATCTGAAAACGGTATTTTGCCGTTTTTTTTCTTTATATCGAAAAATATATTTAACATATATATTAAATGTCATATACACATGAATTAGATTTTGACGCATTACATAGTGCTTTTCAACAGATAATAACTATAGATAAAGACCTATTTGCAAAACAGAAACTGTTTGGAAACGAATTGGAAAAGCTAAAACAAACACACAATACACTCATAAAGGAAAACAATAAACGGATTTTCATATTTTGTTTGGATTCGTTTTATTTTCAATATCGTATTTTACATCAAGAAATGGAAGATTTATCTAAATATATCATCATTTTGAATAATCGAATGTATGGGGAATATTACAAGCTATACAATATCATTATTACACAGCTGAAAGAACGTAATATTCATCTACAAGTAATTGCGCATCATAAAAAATACCCGGTTTATAAAGATTTAGAACAACTGCGTGAATATTCTATAGAAGAAATTAGTGAAATACATAATTATATTTTGGAAATAATAAATGAATTATTTCTATATTATAGCTCAAAACAACAAACTGTAAAAGAATATTCACATACTAGTAATATAAATATGACTATAACTAATTTTATTCATACATTGGAATATGAAAATACGCTAATAAGAGAACAATTGTATTTGTATGTTAGTTATATTGATTTTTTTCATTCAACTCAAAAACGATATCTAGAAAAATTGTCGAATCGGATGAATAATTTCCAAAAAGACGTTTCTGAAAATATAATAAATCATACAAATACGTCATTTATAGAAAATATTTATAATATCAAAGATGTTGTTCGGTCTCAACCAAACTCTCCTGCAAGTTCTGTCAAATCGGACTTATCCTCCGATGACAGTGTTGATGACCTTGTGAATATGAATAGTTCAACTGCAAATAATGAAAATATTGTTATGACGGTTCCTGATAATGGCACCCCTAGTCAAGATATAGAGTTTTTTGGTATAGAGTGTATTCCATGTGATGATAGTTTAGTATCTGAACGTATGGACAATAAATAATATCTGAATAAATGTTATACTTTTATGTCTAAAGAAAACAAAACGGAAGACGAAAAAACCGATGCGGGTAGTAATACAACAAATACGAAACATTTAGACTGGACCCCTGAAAATGAAAACATTATGATTGAATGGTGTGATATTGCACAATGCTATAAATGGTTGAATACACGGGCACATCAAAAGTATTCCAGACGCCACGCTTGGTTTACAATACCAGCCATTGTTTTATCAACAGTTACTGGAACAGCATCTTTTGCGCAAACGAGTTTACCTATAAAATATCAAACATATGCTCCTATGGTTATAGGAAGTATCAATATCTGCATAGGTATATTGACTACTATTCAACAATATTTAAAAATATCGGAGCTGAATGAGTCGCACCGGGTTTCTGCAATTGCATGGGATAAGTTTGCGCGTAATATACGAATCGAATTGGCTAAATCCCCTTTAGAAAGAATGGATTGTGGTCAGTTTTTAAAGCATAACAGACAGGAATATGACCGATTAATGGAAACTTCGCCATCTATACCACTGGATATATTATCCGAGTTCAAGAAGAGCCTGCCTGGTAAAGATGGATCCGAACAACGTAAAAAGTTTGATACATTGAAAAAACCCGATATATGCGATATCATTACTTCTGCTAAAGATACTCTGTATGACCGGTCTAAAGACATTTTGAAAATACCTGCAGAGTTTTCGGAAATAAATACATTTAACATAGATGATCTAGAACAAAAGGAACGCGAATTATATATTTATAAACGTGCTGAAGAAATACGCAAAAAAGAATTGGCTGAAAAACAAAAAGAGCAAATAAAACTCGAAAATCAAGCGGCTTTGACTAAGATGGCAAATGAAGCGTCTAGAAAAGTGAAACTCGAATATAAAAAGATAGATGAATATGTTGCACAATTTTTAGCTATATATGGTAGAAAACCACTTAGTGATGAATTAGAAACTAATTTAAAAGACGAGGTTCCATTCGATTTGTTAAAAAAATATTTAGAGAAATATGTTGAACAGGGGGATGATAATAATGTATAATCTTCGTAGGATAATGATATATGTGTAATATGAATATATCATTATGATTGTATGTGCATGTGCATGTGCATGTCTATATAGGTATTTATGGGTTTGTAGTTTTTTTGATTTTTTTGATTACTTTTACTGGTTCTCCTATGACTATTTTCGGTTTTGAAACCTTGATTGCAACTTTAGGACCTAATACCAATGCTGGTTTTGCGGATACAGGTTCAGGTTGAGGTTCTATTGGGGGTTCATTATTGTTGGTTATAGCAGCAATAGAACTCGATATTTTTTCAATTTGTTCTTGAGGAACTTCTTCTGCGGAATCCAATACAGGAGAATAATTGTCTATAACCATTTTATCTTTCGCTAATTTGCGTATTTTCGCTTTCTTTTCTGCATTTATTTCTTTCGCTTTTTCATTAGCTAGTTCCAATGCATCATCTACTTCATCCGCCTGTTTTGCTAAATCCCCCAACATCTTTTTAGAAACAAATTGTTTGTATATGCGTTCGGCATCCACATTATGGGTTTTCTTGAAAATGAAATAGCGATTCATGAAAGAAATCATTTTTTCATCTGCTGTCATAAATATTGCTTTTTTATAATCAGCCATCTTGTTCGGATATTGTTCTATTTCTGTTTCCATTTCCTCATATAACTCGCTAAACATACCGGTTCCATTCGGCAATCCCATGGGAACAGCTTCTTCTTTTTTAATCAGCGCAAAACCATAATTTCCCAACATTTGCACTAAATAATCGAAATTGACTAAATATTCAGGAAACGTTTTGTTGATAGAATCTTGATATACATTTATTCTATAGCCTATACTGGTTTCGTCATCTGGGAATCCGGTTTCATCATACATTTTCGTAATTTCACATATTTTATGATCACGCCTCATAACTGCAATTCCTTCGCCGTTTATTTTGTTTTGCAATCGTTTAAATACGGTTTTGCCGTCATAACACGTCCCTATAAAATATCCACCCATTGCAGTGCATTCTGCTAAATTGCGGAGAAACTCGTGAAATATCACATTATTTTCAAAGAAATAATGAAGGGCAAACTGACACGATGAAATGTTGAATCCTTCATGGGCAACTCCGTATTGTTTGTATACGGCTTCTTTCAGAACCTGGCGGTCTTTCGGTCCATTTCCAAATATAGCTCTGGCGATTTGTTTTTCTTTTTCCGTTTTGAATGCTTTACCCGAACGTATATTGTTCCCACTGTTGCCTTCTAAGAAAAGGGCTTTCGGAAAATCTCTCGAATGTTCATTAGCGGATTTGATATAACGAGCACAAGCTCCATCCATTGGGTCGAATATATTGGAATTAGACTTGTCGATGCCAAATACAAATCCTAAA